GTAACACCACGAATAAAACTTGTAGACCAGAAGTCAATAGTTTCTTGTGCTCGTAGGTTGTCATATAGCATATGGAATGAGTTGTCATCAGGCATACTGAACATGTATCTTACCATGTTCTTGTATGGAATCTGATAGAGATAGGACTTGTCCTCATGGTCACCAGGTAGGAAACCAATCTCTCTAGTAGGTACTAATGACCTTACGATTACTATCTTATCATATGGTGTTGTAATGTCAAGCACTTCCTTAAGAGCAAGATACAATGTGATGAAAGTTTTACCTGTTCCTGCTGCACCATGCAATAAAATATTCTTACCTTCTTTATAGGCATCAAACACTACCGTTTGATTATCAGTCAAAGGTTTTATCTCAGTCATATAAGACTGATCAATAGGTTTTTTCCTCTTCATCATCTTCTTAGACATGGGTTGGAGAGGTTTATCTCCGTTTCCATTTCCGTTTGTTTTCTTTCTCGCTCTAGTCATAGTTTAAGTGAACCTCGATAGGTTAGCAGTAGGGTGATATTGCTGGACTTTAGACATCACCTCTTTGAATCCGTCTTCAGATTTAGGTGTACCATAAGTGACACCACCAGTTCCTTGAGACCAGTCCTTATCCCAGTCGGGATTGTCCTTTCTCCACTGATCATAATCTTTCATACTCATGTTGAGTTCTTGTTTCTCTTGAGTATTTTTATTTACTACTGGATATGTTGGCATTACTTACCTCTTATAGTTGCTAGTAAGACTTTAAGGAATCCTGTAATAGCATTTCCCTCTATCTCATCAAAGATATGCATGTTTAATCTGAATGCGTTATTTGCTTCAGCTATTATAGCACTCTTTTGCTGCTCGTTCAAGTCCATATTATCTAGACAACATCTGTATCCATCTTTCCACTCCTTAGCATTGTCAATCTCAGGGTAATCATAGAAGTGTAATCCTTCTCCTTCTGGGTTGCGTAATGCTTTTGCTGCAATATTTTTAAGGATCTGTCCACCTGATAGGTCACCAATGTACCTAGTATAATGATGGGCAATCAATAGATAAGGATCTTCCTCTGCTATCTCATTGATTCTATAACAGTATTTGTTACATGATTCAGTTGGTGTTTGAACATCTCTCCACATAGGACCGTAGTAGTATCTAAGATCCCTCTCAAGGGCATCCACACGCTCCAATTCATTGAACGTTATCATATTAACAAAAGTATCTTTAGACTCCCTTATACGCTGCTCCATTGTGTCATAGACATAATAGAAATCAGTAAGGAGTTGTCTGTATTTCTTTTTATCAAGGACACCACGAAGAAATCCAGCAACAAATTTTGTATTCTCTGCTGCTGAATGAGACTTCTTAGTTCCTTCTTTTAATTGTAGTGAAAACTTTTCTACCATGATAGTGCTTCTGAAATTATAGGAAACTCTTTTTTGAATATCCCTCGTATATTTTCTACGAGATCCATGTGTTCCTTTTGAGTTCCATGTGCGGATCGTAAATCTATGTAGTGTATCCAAGAACGAATACTACCACTCATATACAATCGTGTAGGAGTTGCTAACGGGAGAACAAACCTCGCACACTCCTTCGCAACACCGTTAGCGAGGAGTTCATTGTAGAGATCCATCGAGTCAACGAAGTACTCAGCGATCCTCGCCTGTAAATCTGCCTTCTTATTTTTGGGGATATCATCGATTGAATTTTGTCTGTTTTTTAAATCTTGACTACGAAGTTCAAACATCGGTATCTCATCTGCTAATAGATTAGTATCAGCATATCTCTGAGAGAACTCTTGAAATGTAAATGATCTATGTCGTAGTATTTGTGCTGCAAGTCCTCTGGTAGTGTTGATCTCTACTGTCATGAATGCTTGTTCAAATATAGACCAGTGTCCATGATCTATACAGTATTTTAAAAGACCAGAAACTTTTGGGTTGTTCTGATTGTTTGGGTTACTTACCCTTGCAACATAACCAATGGTTTTTTCTGCATCAGGTGTGACTGATACTTTAATTACCTGCATCTTGTTTAGTGAATAATAATGAAATCAACCAGCAGAGTGCTAGTGCTTGTAGATATGTAAGAGAACTTAAACCTAATACGGTAATCCCTAACCAGTTCCACAACCATTTAACAATGACTGGTTTGACAAAGAATGTAATGACAGCACCTAGTGCTCTCATATTCTGTTGTGTCTTCTCCTCCTCTGTCATGTTCGCTGGATTCTTATATCCATTGTAGATCGTACTCATTTTCTTTTACCTTTAGGTGGTGTGGGTGACTTGTAATTCCATGTTTTTGGATTTGCTATGCCTCCTGACTGTTTAAAGGTCACAAAATCTTTTTTATAAAGATCATAATAATAATCAAAAAGATCTGCTTCTTTATTAGCAGTCGCTAGATCATACTTATTCTCACCATCAACCTTGTAAGTTACAAGGTATGCTGTGTAAGGAAGAGTTTTATCCTTTGACTCTTCTATTTTACAATCCTGTTTAAGGACATTGATACTCAACTTCTACCTCCCCACTCGATAGATGGGAATGCTTCAGTGATTACTGCTTTAGTAATACGCTTATACTTCTCAGAAAGTTTACCATCTTTAACTAAGCATAAGAGTTCTGCCTCTTCAGCAGATAGACCCTCAAGCAATTGGATAAACATAGTTTCCCTCTTAAGAGGTTTGATAGTATTATCACCACCCTTGAAGAACCTATAGAGACCACGGTACTCAGACTCTAAACGAGTATGATCTGTGCCTACAGGGGCATCGTTAGGTGTGTATGGAACATTGCCTTCAGGGATCTCTGAGACAATACTCTCATCGAAATTAATAATCATAAGTTGCCTCAAGGCAACACTGTTATTATCTCTAAGAAGTTTGATCTTCTCAGATTTTGTTTTAGCATTGGAGACCTTGCGTAGGATCTCACTTATGAGTAGCTTGCTGCTACTGTTTGTAATGTGTGTTGCTGGCATAATTAAATTTACTCAATTAATCTTCATCATCATCGTCATCTTCGACGATCATATCACGAAGGTAGATTAGTTCATCGTGAACTATTTGACCATTCTCATCTAACATTTCTGGATGAGTTACAGACTTAGCATAGGCAGCGTTTTCGATGTAATCTTCAACGTAACCCTTTGCTAACCAAGAAATAGTTATACCGAGTAAGAATGCTCCGATAGTAACTAGAACTGCTATTGCTATCAATAGATAATCGTATAGCATAGTTTCCTCCGTAGTTATTTTTATTTAGAGTGTTTCTTACGACCTGGTTTACGATCTAGTTCGTACTGCCAAGCATCATGTAAGATACTGTAAAGGTATTTCCTAATTTTTCTTGCTCTAGGTTTGCCAAGATAACCATAGGCTTCTCTCAGCATACAATGTTCATTGTCTGATCCTCCTTCAATGTAAGCATCTAGATCTGCTATACTCAAAGCAATGTTACCAGCAGTAGAAGATTCAATGAACTTCCTAGTGAAAGCACGAGTTGCTTTTGATGACTTCAAGTAATTATAGCACTTAAAGTAATATTTGTCATCTTTGAAAGCAGTATCCATTGCTCTCTCAACTAATTCATAAAGGTCATCCATGATTAGATAATCTGTTTTTCTCTGAGATATTTAACAGTCTCCGTACATCCTCCAAGGTTTTCTGCACCGAGAACAACTTGGGGAAACGAACTACCGTCACCGAACTGATCATAGAATGCTTTTGCCTCGAAGTCAACCCCCAATTTATATTCTCTATAATTAAGTCCCTTTCCATCAAGGACTTCTTTTATGGTGTCGCAGTATTGACAACCATCTTTGGAGTAGACTGTAAAATTCTGATACATATTTTCTTAGAATAAAAAAGGGTGTCCTGAGACACCCTTTATTTAGTTTAACTTAGCACTTAGAAAGTGAACTTAGTTCCGATCTTACCAGCGAAGTCGTTGTCATCTGTAGCAGATGTCTGACCATATAGTTCAGCATAAAGACTTACGCTTTCACTAAGACCATAGTCTCCACCAAGGTATCCAGCGAATTCTACATCACCGAAGTCATCAGAAGACTCTGTATGAGATACAGTAGGACCAGCAGAAACGTACCAGTTAAGTCCACCAACGGTAGAACCTTCGTAACCGATTTGTGCTTCTAGGTTTCCAGAAGTGTAGTCTCCATCAGGATATGATCCATTAGCTTCCAAGTTCACGTAAGGACCAGCAAAAGCTGCACCAGCGAAGAGGAATGGAGATGCTGCTATTGCAGCGATTGTTGATTTGATTGACATGATTGTGTTTAAAGTATCTCGCAAGGCATAAAAAAACCTGCGGATGATAATTCCCCCGACATGGGGAACCGTTATAACATCTACACAGGGTTACGATTCTTTCGAGTCCTTTGTATGATAGTATTTATAATAACATATACTTATATATCTGTCAAGTGTGCCAGTTTAATTAGTGTCCACCGTACCTTTTTCTCTCTTCAGATCCTTTCTGATCTTCTTTGCATAGTAAATATCGGACTCGCTATACCATTCTGGATGGTGTTTAGCGATTTTAATCAACCGCTTTGCCGTCTTCCGAATCTCTTTTCTTTGACTCTCTTCCATATTCTTCTTGTTTTTTTCTAGACTGTATTAACTCTTGTCCAATACTAATTACTTCCTCACGGATTGCGTCTAGGTTAGATGAGATCTCTAGTACATCTGAAGGGTCTACTAGGGAATCGAATTCTAAATCAATGTTACCAAGACGGTCTCTTAACTCAGGAGTCAATTGACTATTGGATATTTTTGGTAGTTTCATATTATTATTTAGGTAAAAATCCTTAGAGACAAAAAAATACCCCGAAATTTTTTTCGAGGTATTTGTAAATCAAAAGTTGATTTTGGTTTTAACCAATAGCAGGTGCAGTAAGTGCAACTTCAGTTGTCTCAGCAGATGCTAAGTCAAGTGGGAAGTTGTGTGCATTTCTTTCGTGCATTACTTCCATACCAAGGTTTGCTCTGTTAAGAACGTCACCCCAAGTAGGAAC